ACTAGGTGGCTCAATGTATCCGTATTCACCTCTACGCCTAACACCTACACTATCCCCTGGGCCAAAGTTTATAGGGCTTCTACCTAATGGATGCTCTCGAGCAGGGCATGTAGATAAATTTGTCCTATCAACTCTACTATCCTGCTGAACCTTAATTTCATCTTCAAATCCTTTTGCTACTTCTGGAAGACCACGAGAATCCATAAGCCTTCTTGTACGATACTCCCTAGGGAACGCCACAAATGGGTATCTAGCTGGCTGATAGTCAAGCACCTTACTCATCCCCCATCCTTCAACATTTGGATGTATTGCTGTTACAAAGACCCCAGGCACTCCGTCTTCGGTGGTTGCTTTCTCATACGCAAATACAACACTGATATAACCACTATTGTTATCTACAATGTTTTCAGTTTGAGTTCGTCCAGTGCCTTTCTTTTGAAAGCTGCTATTTACAGATATAATAGTATCAGGCATTTGACCCACAGTCTTTTCTATGGTTTCCTCTACCCAATCTTTATCCCATCCTTCAACTTCAATTTTAGCTCTTAACTCTTCAGGTGTCATATAAACACGATGAAAGATATAAGGAGCTTCTTGAAGATCTATGATGTTAGGCTGAAAGAATATATCTTCATCCATGTTGTAAGCCTGTATGATTGGCTTATTATGGATTACTTGTGGCACGCCTACTGTGGTTGAGCCTGACTTCCTTAGCTCGTTAACCATCTTGCGAGCTTTACGCCTTCCAACAGTAGGGAAGAACTGCTCCATTAGGTCTGCTGCCTCTGATGTTGTCTCTGGCTCCATAATAAGAGCTACTAACTGTTCTCCCAGTTGTGGATTGTCTGGATCTATAGCCAGCAATTGCTCTAAGGATAGAGATTCTAACACTTCCTCTACTTTAGTGTCCCAAAATATGCCTAATATGCCTATGCCTTTTTCATCTTGATAATCAGCTAAGATGCGTGCTTGGCGATCTAGATCATCTGACTGAGTTAATAGCCACTTCATAAATTGGCTAATCATTTGCGCTCTGTCAGTGTCATTCCCCTCTACAGGAATAGCTGTTAAATTGCCCCGCAACAAGGACTTCACAAGCAAGGCTTTATTTTCTCTGATATACGAATCCAATGTAAACGGCCTTATGTCGCTTGCATCTTCCCAAGGATAGGCTGGGTTGTTTGATGATCCCTTTTTCCTTCCACTCTCAATGTCCTGTCCAGGCCAGAGGTTGTTGCGAGTATCAAAATTACACTTAGTCTGATTGAAATATGGAGACATTTGTGCAGTAGTCTCCTTTAAAGCATTCTTTAAACGATCAACATCTGGGTCTTGATCGGTATTTCTCTTGATTTCTTCTCTAGTTCTTAAAGATGTAGTCATATTTTTTTTGGATTCGGCTCAAATTTTATCATATTTTCTCTAAATCGTGACTAATTTACCGCCTTTCTGAGTTTTTTATAGCAAAATTAATAGATGATTTTAAGATATTGTACTGATATAGTTTAAGCGGGCCATCATTCCACATTTTATCAAGAATCTTTTTTGTGTCGCTTATCTGACTATTTGTGTATGATTTATTATTAAGCACTAAACGCCTTGGGTTTTGTATATTGAAATTACCAAAATCACTTCTGTACTGTATTTGTCCAGTATCCAACTGTTTTGTTTCACATGGATGAAATATGCGTGTGGATTCCATTAACTCATCCCACTCATCAATGGATGCGTAATATTCCATATCAGGCATAATAAAGCCTGTATCCTTAAATATTCTTTCTGCTATACTTGTTAGTTTTTCTTCTATTCCCATATCATCTTCTTTCTGTTCTAATTACATGCGAAGTTCCGTCGTTTATGTACATAATGTCGGCAATGGCTAAATATCTCAGACAGTCAACAGGATCTTTTGTGGGTTCATCTTTACCTAGTTCGCCTGTATACTCAGTCATTGCGTAAATTAATTGCTCGCATCTATCCGAAATGAATAGTCGAGGTTTGTTGCCCATCTCCATAGGCTTATTGTCATCCCATGCTAATAACTTGTTAATAGCTTGTAATCCTTGATCCTCATCGTAGCCAGGGGCTGCTATAACATCTATACCTTTGTTAATAAGTTCATCCATAATGGATGTTTGCATATCTTCAGCCTGATACTTGGCTGCGCCCAATCTTGGGTCAATTAGTCTTTCAAATATTGTGACCCCTTCTTCAATCTCATTTATGCGATCTATATAATCATCATACCCGTATCCGTTGGGCTTTGCAGCGTCCCCAGGTCTACCACGCTTACCCCTAGACATATCTGCCCAATCCCCATAGCTTATATCTGGATACTCAGCCCATATGTAAACCTCTTGCATAGGCGTTACTCCTGCCCATATCATAAACCAAGGCTTTGCTCCCGATGGGTCAATACACATAAAGTGCGTCACCTCCTGTGATTTATCGGCAATGAATGGAATCTTCTCATGCTCAACAATGTTATGCTTGTGGCTAAACTTAGGGAATTTTCCCGCTAGTGGCTTTGTAGGCACTCCATAGGCACGACATAGTATATCATCCTTGTGAGCCCCTTCTAGCGTCTTCTTGATGCGCTCAAAGCCTCCGTAGGGGTTGTGTGCTGTGTGGAAATATACTATACGAGCATCCTTGCGCTTTGGCTGTTGAACTAAAGGAACTCTGTAGCCTCTAATTAGTGATGGGTCAGCTTCTACATCTTCAAGAACCTTTGATCCGTTTAGCATTTCCTTAACTACAGGGCTATAACCCTCAATGGCGGTAAATGAAACCAGCATCTTAGCATCACGAGTGACAAGACGGAATCGGAGAGTATCTAGGAAGTCTTGAGGTATAAGCTCATCTGCCCATACGCCTATATTTTCTACAGTAGGCATAGTAGAGCCAACTTCACCACCCTCAATAGTGCTTCTATCCTGTGCATAGTTACGAAATACGATTTCAGAGCCATTAGGAAGCACTAGCTTATTATCTGAGAAGCCGTTTTTTTGAGAATATGATATATAAGTGGTGAGGGATTTTATTTTACCCTCCTTTAGCTCTTTCGGCAGATATTTCCAGATGTATTTCTGTTGCATCTGTATACTATTTTCATTTGTCGTCTGAAAACACCATATAACAGATTCTGGATTATTCATTGCTGCTTGGACTACACGTTTAGCGCAATATTCACTCTTGCCCGACCTGTTGCCGCCGTAAATATGTAACTCAGAACAACTTAGGAGATTCTCATCTGCTCTTTTCCATGTTTGAAGCTCAACACCATGCCTATATGGGTCTTCTTTTTCTAAGGCTATGGCATTATGATAGCCTTTATGAAACTTAATAATCCTCTCAGGTGACCAACCCCATTTAATAATCTCCTCATCTGAAGGAATCTTAAGAACAGGGTGTGGCCTCCAATCTAATGTGTCCTTAATGCTCATCTTCTTTCATTTCATCCCATATCTTCTTTATTTCGTCTAAATCAGAATCACAAAGCTTTGCCATAGCAGAATAGAATATCTTTTTTATATTCTTTGGGTCACAGCCACATATATTGGCTATCTCCTCGCATGACATTGGCCTGTCCATATTTCTGTACAGGTATTCTAATGCTTGATCTATATTCTTGTCAGGTGGCCTCACGAGCGAATAGGGGGATGTACATATAAATCTTCACCAATCTTCTCGCATAGAAGAATCATGCCTTTGTGGTGGCTCTGCCAAACCTTCTTTTGAACATGACACACCATCTTAGTTCCATGCATGATACCTTTTTCAAATACCCACAGCCTACGCTCATTAGGTGGCTTAACATCAGCTACAACAAGCTCCTTAATCACTTTACCATCTTCAGACTTAACCTCTACAGGCTCAGGAAAGGGATTCTTCTTCATCCATTTGCCAAGAAGCATTAGGGCTACCTTATTTAGCTTGCCGTTAACAATATGCTTACCCATGACTAAGCCAGCACCTTGTATAGCCTGCTGCCCTTGCTCTATAGTAAGCTTATGCTTTGCTCTGAAGTCAGATACCGTCCATGTCTTTGTTTGACCTCTATTCTTCTTTCCATTCGTCTCCGTCTGGGTCTTCGTATTCTTCTTCGTCGTAGCCTTCTTCGTATTCCTCGTCTTCTCCTTCGAGTTGTCTGTATTCTCCATCGTCACTCCATTCTATCGGTGTATTGTATTTCTGCTCTAGTTTAAGATCCATAATGATGTCCATAAGCGCACCATAATAATCTATGTAGTTTAAATTATCGTATTCTACGCTAAACCTATTAATAAGGTTTCGTATCTCTTGTATAAGGTGTGCTACTTGGTCATCTTTTTCCATCACTCTATTTTTATAATGTTGCCTGCTGCATCTTCCATACCGTTTAAAGCTTGATGCCCCTGATTAAGGAATGCCTTAGCCTCCTGTGAAGCATCATAACACTCCATACGCACGCCAGCAGTGATACGCATATCCTTATATAGAGCTTCAAGCTTGCTAGATGCCATAGTATATGCCTTCTCCATCATTAGGTTATCTAATGCCATGAGGCGTATTTCATTTTCTAGCTGCTTAATCCTATCCATGATACTCCCTTGTTTGTGCTGCCTTTAGCTGTGATGTTGCCACCTGATCTACAGGGCATAGCTGCCTGCTAGAATAGGCGTTACCTAGCTCCTTAGTAAGCTCATGTATCTTCTCTCTGAGGTGTATATTATCTGTTTCCAGATCAGCCACTCTACCACGAAGCATACTTATAAGCTCTGCGTCAGATACCTTTCTCTTCCGCATATAAAGTCTCCTCTGATATAGTTCTCATTGCTCGAGAGGGAAGCCACACACTACTCTCAGCTATGATTCGCACATGACCATTATAGTATCTGTTCTTAAGTAGCTCAGAAGCCAGTAGATCTCTCTTTAGCTCTGCGCACTCCTTCTTAGACTCCTCAAGCCTATTAGTGAGACTAGCTATTTGCTGTTGAAGTTGTTCTGTATTAATCTGTCTTCCCATCTAACTGCTTCTTTAAGGTTTTTATTTCGTCTTCCATGTCGGCTATATACACATCAGCCATCTCTATATATTCTAAAGCTTTCCTGATACAGTAATTAGCATTGAGGCCATCCTCATAACGAATAGCACGTATATCGTCTGTGTAGGGCTCATAAGGGACTTGTTTCATATTACGCCTTGATTGCCTTTACTAATTCCGTTATGTCAGATATAGAGCCTCCAGCTTCTGAATCAGACTTTTTAACTGATGAAAAAAATCTTTGATCCAGATCATTTAGTATAGATTTATATTGACCATTATCCATCCAGTAATATGACCCCATATGATAATAAAAACCAGTCTCAATATTGTCGTAGGGGTCTGCGAATTTAATCGTTATAATCATTTCCTCTTCTTCCATATCTTTCCTTTAATCTTCGTTATTACTAATTAAACTCTCTAGCACATAATTAACATAATCATTTAAAGTCATGTCCATCTCATGCATATTATCTAAAAGCATCAACAACTCATCTTTACTCATATAGCTAAGATCAACCTCTACCTTCTCCACTCTTTCTTTTTGATCTTCGTCAGCCATAATCTACTATTTGGAAACACCTTCAACACCCTCTGCTTAAAGAGAGTCGCCTTCTGGTAATCCTGTCTTGTTAAAATATCCTGTGGTGTCTTCATATTCCTGCTGGTTCCACTGCTTACATATAGCCACAGCCTTTTTCCAACTAATATTAGTCAAATAAATATTACCTTCCTCATCTATGATCTTCCACGTATCCTTGCCATCAACTATAGCGTCATACTCCTTAGTCCTACTCATCTCTAGCCTCCTCTTCTCGCCCTTCCTCAACACCCTCAAATGAAGGCGCATAATTCATCAACTCATCTAAGT